CTTGTGCGGCAGGTTAGGCAGGTCGAGGCGCTTGATCTTGTCCACCGTGCCGTGTAGCGCAGCAATAACTGTGTCGGCGTGTGCTTGCCCGGCCTCATCGTTATCTGGCAGCACTACGACATTGCGGCCTGCAAAATACTGTGCAAGCTCCGGCTTCCAGTTCTTCGACCCGCCACTGTTTGTCGTTGCGATCAGGCCAAGCTCAATCAAAGCATCGGCGCATTTCTCGCCCTCTACAATAAACACTGGCGCTTGTGGGTTAGTCACGATGGCTGGCAGGTTATATGGCAGCGGGTCAATGTCTTTGATGCTGTTGATCCAGCCACCACTGTTATTCGGGCGTCTTTGTCTAAATGTCTTTGGGTTGTCAAAGCGCAGCACCTGATAGGCCAACACGCCGTCGCTGTCATAGTAATCATAAGCGCGAGACATCTTCGGCGTCACTGGCAAGGCTCTTTGCTGCTGCTTGCTGATACCAAACTTGCGCTCAAGCACGTCAGGGATGTTGCCATTGATGCTGGCTGGCTCGTTGGCCTTGACCATATCAATTACACCGCCGCTTTCGCCGGTTTCAAAATTACTCCAAACCCCTTTGCGCGTACAAACAGACAGGCTGCCGTGCGTACCCCAGCGCAATTCAGTGCCTTTCGACAGGCGCGGGTTTGGCTCACCCCAGTAATGGCGGGCAACCTGTTCTATATATGCTGCTATATTTGTCATCTCGTTATCCCTATCCCCCTTTGCCCCTTGTGCATGATCGGCGGCAAGGGGGAGAAAAAACCCTGCCGCCGACCACTACCACCGCTAGAACAAGTCAGCGCCTTCGACTACTGAAGGGACGACAGCAGCCGGGGCGACTGTTGCGGCGGGTTCTGGTGCAGCTTGTGCATCCATTCCTGCTGGGCGGTCAACCCAGCCAGCTATTGACCACTTAGGTGAGCGAAAGGTTTGTGTGCCTTGCGCCTTAGTTTCAATCTGTATGCGATCAGATCCGGTGATCTCAATTATTGGCATCTTGCCGGGGTTGTCAGCCTTGCCAGCCAAATACGCATCGTGCAAATCGTTCATTTGGTTCCGCACAATCTTGCTGCTGCTGCTCATCTCTCGCAGGCCGATCTCTTTGTTGTACATCCGAATGCGGAAGCCTTCCTTATGCTCATCACTAGGCTTGACCGGCATTGGCTCGCCAACCTTTACAAAGCGAAAGTCTGGGCCAGTCGTGGTAAAGGCGATGAAGCCAACCTCAATTGCGTCCATATCCATCACTACCTTAAAAGGCAATTCCATTTCGGTTTCGCTCTTTTCCCAGGTGCCGTCTGCCCCTTGGTGCCGGTCTTGGCGCACGAATGAGCCGTCCTTGGCACTGAATTTCATAATAGGCAGGAAATCCCCGCCGCCTGATGATGTAGTCTCTGTAAAACCTAAAGCCATTTTTAACTCCTAAACTTTAGAACTACCGCACGACCAGTGCGGCTTGGATCGGAAAATAAGCACAGATATCTGCGTCTTGGGCATCGCCCCTGTCGCTTCTGCCACCCTTCCCAATTTCGTAATCACCCGCAAAATCAAACCGGGCGATGTTATCTATATATACGTTCAGCAAATATGCTGGCAAGCCGGTGTGCTGCGTCAGCAGCCGCGCTTGTATAACTTTAGACAGGCTCACCATCGCTGTGTCGTACTGCAAAAGCCGCACGTTACGATGCTTCACCTCAATAAATGCCTTGGCCTTGTTGTCCTTAAACACCACAAAGTCGAGGCGATACTGCATTGGCAGCTTGTAGAAATCATAGCCGTGTTGCTTAAAAGCTTCAGCAAGTGCCTGCTCTTTTGCTCTGTCGGCTGCGGTTTCGTACTGTTTACGCATCAGCAAGGTGTTCCCTGATGATCATCATCGCCGTCATCTGGTCGCACTCGACCGCGTAGCGCCAATCGTATTGCTCGTGGATGTCACCCGCTGGCAGGTAATTGTCCATCCCAGCCACAGCAGCAACCGGGAAGCGCCAGCGGATTGGCAAGCGGTCGTATTTATAAACCAGCAATGGCAGCTTGTGTGTCGCCAATGCACTAGCGCAGCACTGATCCCACCAAGCGGGCTGGATGCCATACCCGGCGCGATACCTCTTTGCCTCAATGCTGAAGGGAAAGTCAGGCATCTCGACGCAGATCAGATCGCCGTGATCAGCAGCGCGATACTGCTCTATGTCGCGCTTGAACGTCAGGCCAAGCTCTTCAAACAGCAGCTTGGCAAGCTCGCGCTCAAAGCTGGCACCCTTGTTTCGGCTGTTAACCATTGCGGCGCATCCCGCGCAGCGCGTCAGCCGGGTTAAAGGCTGGCTCGTCGGCCAGCATTTTATCCAACGCCTGATCCAGAATATCATCGGCCAAAGCAGCCATAGAGCGATGCGCTGATGCGTCCAAAGCCAGCCGCAGCTTGTCCATTGTGGTTTTTCTGAGCCGGAAATGCGCCTGTGTCGTGGGTGCCATTGCATTTTCTTTCGTTTTGTTTTCAATAACTTATGCGATTTTGTACAAAAACATATACAGCCACCCTTGTACCACATCGGTATAAGGTGTATATAGTTATTGAAGGCTAGTAACAAAGGGAGACAGACAGATGACCAACAAATTTAAAATCGGTGACATTGTAAGGGAGCGCACAATTGCAGCAAAACTGGATGCTAATGGCAATTATGTGTTCAGAAAAAATGGCGCTGCTGTTGAGACCAAAGTTTGGAGTGATTACACGCTTGAGATTGTTGCTGTACCTGATGGGAAGCGTAAGCGTTATGGGGCATTGAGACCCAATGGTGACACCTATCATTTTGGTGAAAAGGCATTGGAATTTGCATCAGCAATCAGCGTTGCAGATATCCCAAAACGTACAGCATCAGGAGTGCGGGTCATTGGATAACTGGCAATACACTGGTGAGTGCATCGAATGGGCTGATGGTTCTTTCGATGCAGTCTACAGCAATGATACTGGTGATGTTGAGTGGAAGCCAGCAACACCAACCCAGATTGCTGCATATAAGCGTCACAAGGAATGGATGGCACAAGGCTGTCCAGACATTGTGATAAGAATGAATGAATTATTCGGAGCAAGAAAATGACTAAATACGTTGCTTATTATCGTGTGTCCACCAAACGCCAAGGCCAATCCGGCCTTGGCCTTGAAGCCCAGCAGGCGCTGGTTGCGCCATACGCTGACGGCATCATCCATTCATTTACTGAGGTCGAGAGCGGCAAGGTTGACGCCCGGCCACAGCTTGACGCTGCCCTTGCGCTATGCCGCGAGACTGGCGCGTCTATCCTCATTGCCAAGATCGACCGCCTATCGCGTGACGCTGCATTCTTGTTGACCCTGCGTAAAGCTGGCGTCGATATCGTTGCCGCTGATATGCCAAACGCTGGCACGTTAGAGTTTGGCGTCCGGGCTGTTGTCGCACAGCATGAGCGTGAAGAGATCAGCAAGCGCACCAAGGACGCCCTCGCAGCCGCCAAGGCGCGAGGCATCAAGCTGGGCTGTCCTAACCCACGCGCAGGCGGGCTGGCATCTGGTGCAGCCCGGCGCGAAAAGACACAGCGCGTTGCCAGCAAGGCAATGCCAATCATTAGCGCGATGCGTGACGCTGGTGCATCACTACGCGCTATCGCCGCCAGCCTTAATGACGCTGGCATCACAAGCGCAATGGGCGGCCAATGGTATGCGTCCAGTGTGCGTAACTTAATAGGGGCAAGGTAATGATTAAAGACACTATCGGTATGCTGTTTGTGACAGCATTTGTAATTACGTTTTTTACTAACGCCATCACAGACTGGAATTTCTGGTATTTGATGGCTCGCTTTGGAGGACAATAAAATGGTCGGAAAACTTACACCGGATAATCAGTTGAGCGTCAGTCGTACCGCAGTTTTGCTTAACGCATCACCGTGGCAAACGCGGAATGGACTGCTTGAGGAAATGATCAGCATTGATGAAGGCAACCCGCCAACGCGCATACCTCAGAATGAACCAATGGAACTGGGCGATTATTTTGAGCCAATGATATTGCGCAAAGCTGCCGAGCGGCTTGGCTTGACCAATGTTGAGACTGACATCACCGTGCCATACCAGCACGATCACTTGCCATTGGCAGCCAGCCTTGATGGCACTGGTGTTGGTCACGGCTCAGTCAGGGCTGACTGGGATAAGGGCATCTATGTGCCGCAGGGTGGCTGGATAGATACCGCTGGCGTTGGCTTGATTGAAGCCAAGCTAACATCAGCCCGGCCAGAAGAGATCCCGGCACCGCATCGCGGCCCGCTGCAATTGCAGGGGCAGATGATGTGTACCGGGTATAAATGGGGCTGCGTTGCCGTGCTGTATCAAAGCACAACGCTGCGTCTGTTTGTCTATCAGGCTGATGAGGTAATACAAAACCGCATCAGAGAGGCGGTTATTGATTTTGAAAATCGCCGAAAAAATATTGACAAATATCCAGTCGTGTCACCGGCAGATGGGGTGGCGGCGTATGGCCGGGTCGATGCAGACGCACCACCGCTAGAGCTTGAGGGTGATGACGCAATGTGGGTTGATCACCTGATGGCAGCAAAGGCTAACAAGACAATGGCCGAGCGAGAGATCGACATTGCCACAGCCGCCCTGATGGACACGATGGGCAGTAACGACACGGCCTTCGCGTCAGTCGGCAATCGCCGGGTGCAGGTCAAGTGGCCGACACGCAAGATGCGGGCGCAACCTGAAAAGGTCGTGCCTGCCAAGCCTGAGACTGTCATGCGGCAAAAAACATTGACGCTGAAGGAGATTGACTGATGCCGCCAAAGCGCCAAGAAAGCTCGTGGAAGCCGGTTGTCAACGCGGTGGCTGCTTACCACCATCACAACGGCTACGGCCCCACAGTGGACGAAATAGCCCACGCAATAGGCCGGTCAAGAACCGCCGTCAGGTTTCAGCTAGACAAGCTGATTGAGGATGGCACACTAACCCACACACCCGGCAAGATCAGAACGATCAGGGTGGTTGAGTAAAGGGGCGAAAGCCCCTTTATTTTTTGGTGCGCTGCTGGATGCTTTCAATTGTGCCAGCCCCAAAATAGAAGCCAAGGATCACAAGCATCGCATAATTTATTGTGAACTGTTCCATCACTTTTGTTACTGCGTCCGGGTCACCCCGGCCAGTGATCGTCATAACAAGCACCAGCACATAACTGCCCAAGAACGTAGCGCCAAACATCAGCGCCAAAAACCGTTGTGCTATTTTGAATGGGGCATAAGCAGTCATGAGGTCTACGCGGGCTTTGCTGCGGGCTGCAATGGCCTCTTCATCACTGGTGTGCATATCGTCAATGAGCCTGATGCCCTGACTGATCACGCTATCTGATCCCAGTATCTTTCCGAGTACACCTAACATTTAATAACTCCATACATTTGGCCGGGGTGATCCGCTATAGGTATCCAAATGCACAAACCGTGCGCTGCCTTTTTGCGACACGCCAATGCCAGTGAACCCTAGCTGGAAGGCCAGCTTCATTATCTCATGCGCCTGCTGGCCGTTGCAAGCTATGTCTGCGGCGCAGCCTCTTGCGTGTGTTGACAGCTTGCCTGCTGGCTTGCTGGCCTCAATGCTGTGCTTTGGACTGCGGTATCCGCTGGTGATTGTCATTGGCTTATTATAAACATCACGCAGTTCTTGCAGCTTTGACATAAACGCGGCTGACATTTTGCATTCGCCGGTTTCACTACAGCTAAACTCTTCTTTGCTAAAGTTTGGATATTTTTCCCAGTTCATCGTCTCATCTCCAGAACGTAATCAACCGCCTTATCCCAGCTATCAGCCTCTTGCTCAGGCGTGAAGCGTGACGCGGGCAAGCGCATACTATATTGCCGTACTCGCGTAACCGGCATGAACAAGCACCTTCTGGCATTGGGGGAAACAAGGCACAAAACATCGTAGTCGTCTTTCGTAGGTAGCTTCTTAGATTTACAACCGTGACCCAATTGGAAATGATGCCGGGCAGATTTGTGATGCCCCGCCAGTGCCAACGTGGCCGTTTTAACTTGCAGCCGGATATACGTTTGATCCAAAAAAGCCAGTCCATCTACCCGATCCTGTTGGCAGTGTGAGTACCTCCACCCCTGCCCCAACACAGCAGCGGCGGCAATCATCTCACCAATTAACCCTAATGTGGTACTCAATTTTTAGACGCCAACCACACAATCCAAAAGAATATCCCAAAAGATACAATGCCAAGCGCACCAATCGCAATAGCCTCTATGATTTTTTGGCGCGCCTCTTGCTGTTTGTAAATCATGTCTTGTCGCTCTTTTCTGATGCGCCCCTCAAGATGGATCAGATCAGCCCACGCCTGTGGGCCATACGTCATTTGCAGATATTGTTTAAGTTCGGCGCGTTGGCTCTCCAGCTTCTTTTTCGCGGCGTAGACCTGCAAAGCCTCACTCTGGACTGCGTCAGCGCCTTGCAGCTTCTTAAATAGCGGTGGGTTCTTCGCCTGCTTCTCGGCCTGATCAATGTCGGACGCAGCCTTCATCCAGCGCGACACATCGCCAATGCAGCTCTCCAGATCGCGGCCAGCATTAACCATTTGCTTAATCGTGTTGAAAGCTGCTGTTGCCCCAGAGATTGCTGCGCCTATCGTGATCGGGTCTATGACAACATTCCTTTCCGCAACGGCAGGCACTTGTAAGACTTAGCGAGCAGGTCGCCGGGCATTTGTCCTATAGACCTAGACATTTCGTGGGCGCGGTTGACACACGCCTCATAGCTAGGCCACGGCCCGCGAAAATCATGTAGCTCAACACAATTTGTTGGGTTGCTAAGAGAGCAAGCTAGCACGATTGTTTTAAACATCGTCTTTCTTCTTTAAGCTTTGGTAAATGCGAATGACCGCAAGAGAAATACCCAACACAGTAAAGGCTAACGCCATCCACTCATTTAGTGGTGCAAGCCAAACAGGGCTGGTGATAGCACCAGTAGCAATAGCCATATCTGTGTGCAAATTGTTTTCCATCAGCCAGCGATTTCCGTTAGTGTAATTACACCCTCATATCCACCAAATGGACAAGACACCGTTGTAGTAGACATGTTTGACTTTATCTTTACAGTGTATGTTATTGCTGATGTTGTAGCTGGTGTGTCAAGTTTTGATACTGAAGTTCCAGAATTAACATGATCAAAAAATCCAGAAGCCTCTCTAGTTCCAATAGCTGTTGACGCAATTTCAGTTGAATCTCTAAAAACTGCTATAACCTGTGGATAGCTGCCATTACTAGCACTTGTTCTGGTTTCTGTTGCAGCAGTCACCATAACAAATATTTTACTAGACGCCGATGATGGGGTAATAGACGCTGTTATATTTGTAGCTTGAAAGCTAGTAGAACTGGTTGATGTTTGAGTAGTTGTCGATCCACTAACTACTTGGAGTACAGTTCCAGTAGTGATCGCCGCTGGTAACGCAGAGACTTCGGTGAGAGACTGATTGTTTAATCTTATGAGTGCCATATCTGTCTCTCCTATTGGTTAGCGAGATGCTCCGCATAAGCAGCCTTCACCTCATTTGTATGTACCGCTGCACAAATAGCTTGCACCTCTGTGCTTTC